ATTACATCAGTAGGCTTGTCATTTTCTAGCCACCATTGATACCCGCTATCGCAAGCGCGATTATCTATACGTAAAAACTTATCTGTGATTTCCATATCGCTCCTCCTGTGGGGCTTTGATTTGTGGGTATCCTAAATTATTTTTAATCGTTTGTAAAGCATTTTTTTTACTTTAAGGCAATAAATCTTTATTGTTTAATTATTTCACACACTTATAAATTGTTAAGATTTTACTTTACAAACATTTATTTTTAATATATGTTATGAAACATGAAAATCAATTTTAAATTAATCCAGAAAATATTAGATGAAAAAAAATTGACACATACAGACCTCGCCGATCGAATGGGAGTGACGCGACAATCTGTTTGTAATCAATTTAAAAAAGGTGCAAAGTCGTTTGTCACTGCTGAAAAATATGCACGTGCACTGAAAATAAAAGCTAAGGATTTAATAATATGAACCTCAAAAAGCGGGCGCGGGTAATTGTTAAGGCTACCTCGACTACCAACTCTTTAAGAGTGCGCCCGCCTTTTGAGGTGTGATTAGCGGAGGTGAGGGAATTGTGTGGATTAATTGAAAGTGGCTACGATCTTGATTCTGAAATGCCAATAATTCAATAAAGGATTGCATATGAACCACTTTTTATTGCTTATAGTTTATTACCTAACGAAATTAATCGAATCCGAAGAAAAAACCACCCTTGAAGGTATGCGCCTGGAACGGGTAAAAGGGATTGTAGAAGAGATATTGAGGAATAGAGGTTTTAAATGACTGAAGAAAAACCGGATCACATTGCCAACGCCGGCAAAGTGATAGATTTCGACCGAGACGGCCTTTGCTTTACGAATATTACTCAGCAAAAATCCTGTGTGAATTACCAGAAACAAGAGGGATCACGATACGAAATATGTAAGTGGCAAGGATTAGGGACCGTTTGTGATTATGAGGATGGGAAGAATGGCCAGTAAATTTGTTTGCCCAAACTGTGGCAGTAGTAAAATAGCAAAAGAGCAGGAATGCGATGATGATTATTATTGCGATTCCTGTTTTGAATTTTTTACAGAGCCAAAAGAAATAACGGACGAAAAGCCTAATTTGGTGGAATTACCCCAAATTAAAAAAGAAAAGGAGGTCAAAACGATGGCATATCCAAAAAAAATAGATGATGAAAAATTAAAGGAACTTGTTGACGATGGAAAATGTGATCAAGAAATAGCAGAATTTTTTAATGTCAATAAAATGAGTGTTTATAATAATCGGAGAAAATTAGGCTTATATGGCCCTCGCTCATATAAGAAAAAGCCCTCAAATGATGTCGAAAAACAAGAAATAGCAAAGCAAAAAAAAGATAAAAAACATCTTCCTGTAGGAAAGAAAAATCTTACAGAGATAAAGGCCATAGATTTGCTCAGGGAAGAAAAGAAGCTTCTGAAGGAAAGTATATCAAATGATTGTAAACGGATGGTCAGAATTGACCAGGCGATTGAGATTTTGAGCGCATGAATAAAAACGGCGTTTTACGACTAAACAGTATGACAGATTTTGAGGCATTAAAGAATAGGAATCCCCTTAAATCGCTTTTTCCGAATATGCCAAAAAGCGATAAAGAAAATAAATTCCACAACGTTATTTGTGGGGCCGACAATATCAAATTTCGCAGTAAGAAAGAGCGTCGCCGGTATCTGGAATTAAAAGCCCTGCAATCCGCCGGAGAATGTTGGTTTCTTCGGCAAGTTCCTTTTTATCTACCAGGTAACACAAAATACGTTCTTGATTTTCTGATTTTCTGGAAAAACGGGACCTATACTTTTGAGGACACAAAGGGCAAAAGAACTCCGATGTTTATTATGAAGAAAAAACAGGTTGAGTCTCTTTACCCTGTTAAAATTATTGAGGGATGAAATGGCAGAATTAGTGATCCCTTATTTTTGTGCAATTTGCTGGAATAAGATTAAAGGAATTATACGATGAGAGCAAGAAATATTAAACCGGGATATTTTAAAAATGAAGATTTGGCAGACTGTGATCCGATGGCAAGGATACTTTTTGCCGGTTTATGGTGTATGGCCGACCGGGAGGGGAGGCTTGAGCACCGGCCCAAGAGAATCAAGGCTGAGCTCCTTCCTTATGACAACTGTAATGTTGATAAATTATTAAAGCAACTATCAGATAAAGAGTTTATTCAATTATACTCTGTAAATAATTGTAATTACATACAAATATTAAAGTTTGGGCTACACCAGAACTGCCATATTAAAGAAGCGGCTAGCACTATACCAACACCAGACTTGCACAGTGCTAGTATGGAAGTCGCCCGGCCTATTACTGAATCCCTATTACCTATTACTGAATCCCTATTACCTATTACTGATTCCCCTATACTGAATCCTGAATCCACAACGGAAGCACCGGATAAATCCGGATCACATATTCCTTATCAAGAAATTATCGAATACTTGAATTTAAAAACAGGAAAAAATTTCGATCATACAGTAAAAGAAATACGAGCAAAAATAAAAGCGAGATCGAGAAATGGAAAAAGAACAATTGAAGATTTTAAAAAAGTTATTAATAATAAATGTAACCAATGGTTGAATGATGAAAAAATGATGCAATTTTTACGGCCGGAAACATTATTCGGAACTAAATTTGAAAGTTATTTGAATGAAACTATACACCCATTAGCTGGTAAGTTTTCAGACAAAACTTTAGCAAATATAAAAATGTTTGAGAATTGGAGGCCACCAGATGAACGATAGAGAAAAGTTTTTAAAAAATATGGCTTTAATTTGTGATATGAATGATAGAAAAATATCAGAGCCTTTGACAGATTTATACTGGAAAATTTTAGAGCCGTTTACTGATGAAGAATGTGAAAATGCTTTTAAAAAGATTATTCAGACTTGCAGGTTTTTCCCTAAGCCGGTTGACTTTATGGAAATATTAAAAGGGAAAAAACAAGATCAGGCTACTATCGCATGGATTGAGGTTTTAAATGCGGTTAAGCGAATTGGTAATTATGAAAGCGTAAAGTTTACTGATCCGGTAATTCATTCGGTGATTAACGTGATGGGTGGATGGGACCAGTTGGCAGCAACCATGACAACCGATGAAGAAAAATGGAAGCAAAAGGAATTTGAGAGGCTTTATGAAGTTATATCGTCACGTGACGGAAAGCACCCTGAGTATTTGCCTGGTACGCATGAGCAGCAAAATTTCAGAATGGGTAATGAGTATGAACGGGAAATTATTAAAATAGGATTTAACAATAAGATTAAATTATTACAGTGAATCAAAAGGGCGGCTCTTTTGAAGCGCTATATCTTGTGGTGAGAATTGACGTAGAGAGGGAGCCGCTCTAAAAAAAATAAGAAAGGAGAATTTATGAACGGAGAGAAAATAAATATTAAAAAAGGCGAGGTTATGGCAGCATTACAGGCGTTGGCACAAATAAGCAATTACCCTCTTCCCGAAAGAACGGCTTACTGGCTGGGCCGAAATTTCAAGCAGCTTGAGATGGAATCTAAAAAGATTGCTATGGAGCATTTAGAAATTGTTAAAAAACATGGCGGCGTTGAACTTCCTAACGGCGGATATCAGGTGCCGGAAACGATCAAGGAAGGGGAAAAGGACGTCCCTAATCCGGCGCTGAAAGATTTACAGGCCGATTACGACAAACTTATGTCAGAGGAAATAGAAGTCGATATCGTGAAAGTAAATCTGGCAAGTAATAACATAACAATGAATGCGCGGATGGCTCTTGATTTTATGCTGGAAGAGCCCAGGGAAGGGAATGTACTTGTAATGCCGGGACCGGCCCAAAGGATGTAAGAATGATTTGCTCTTTCCCGGGGTGTAAAAATAAAGTTGCGGAGTCAAAGGGATTGAAGCCGCGACTTTTTTGTGATGATATTAAGTGTAAAAAGAAGCGGCATAATCTTGAGGCTAAACGGTCAAGGGATAATATCAGGGAACTTCTTTGTAAAAGGCGTATGGTAAATGGTTAAGGTAAAGAAGAAAAAAAAGTTAAATAAATCAAAGAATTTGCCGGTAGCTGTTAAGGATAGAAAAGCCTTTACGCCAAAAGAAGTAACGCGAATTAAAATCGTAGAATATTTAAGCAATCCCGAAAATGAGTTTTTACGCTGGGTTGATATTGCTACTGATGTTTGTGGATACAAAAAAGACAATCAACTTTTTGAAATATTCACTGTCGAAGAGCGGAGGAAAATTACCAGAGAGGCACTAGATAATCGCCGTAAAAATCTTGATAGGCAGTGCGCAGCGGTTGATAACGCCCTACTTAAAAAGGCGCTATCTGGTGATAGGGAATCAATTGAGCTTTGGTATGCCCGCTTTGAGGGATGGGTGAAGAGTCAGAAACATATATTCCCTGATGAAAATGGCAACCCACAAAAGATTGGAGAAACGAAAGTGCTGAATATTACAGAGGCGCGGTTTAAAGAAATAATACACGACTTAAACCAGAAGGTATGAATATGAAAGTTGAAATTAAGACAGTTAAAATAAGCGCCATAAAATTAAACCCTGACAATCCAAGGACGATTTCAAAGACGGATATAGATAGGCTGGTTAAATCTCTGACTGACTTTCCCGATATGTTAAAACTGCGGGAAATCGTAGTGGATGAAACAATGACCGTGCTTGGCGGCAATATGCGCTTACTGGCATTAAAGAAGTCCGGCGTAAAGGAGGCCACGGTAAAGATAGTCACCGGCCTTACCAAAGAGCAGAAGCGGGAGTTTGTTATTAAAGACAATTCGTCTTTCGGATCGTGGGATATGGATGCTCTGGCGAATGCATGGGGTGACTTACCACTTGCTGACTGGGGAGTTGATATTACTGCTGCGTGGCAAAACGATGAAGCGACAACGGAACCAAAAGAAGAATCAGAACGATATAAGTTAATCTTTGATTTCACAAAAGACGATGCTTCTTTTGTGCAAACGGTGCTTCATAAAGATTTGGTAAAAAATAAAGAAGAAATGGATGATCACTGGCGGGAAAGGTGCTTAATAAGATTGCTCAAAAAATTGAAATAATAAAAGCTGAAGAAAAAGATATTCCGATTATTCTAGGCTTCTCTGATATTTTCTTGCGCCGAGACTGGATTATAAACAAGGGCTATCTGCTTTCAAATTTAAAAAATGGAATAATCTTATTGGCTTTCTTTAATGATAAAATTGTCGGCATAGGGATATGTAAAAACAAAACTCTTTACCTACTTTACGTTCACCCGAAATTCAGATCCCGGAAGATAGGCAGTAAATTACTACAGAAATTAAAACCAGAGACTATCCGGGCGCGGACAAACCAGACAACGGGCAATCCTGTGCCGTATTACGAAAGACTGGGGTATAAAATATCTATACCCCATGACCCAAAGAACAGAAATATTTGTATTATGCAAAAAGAGTTGGCTTGATATTCCCAGACTCAAGGACGTTTCCTAAATGAATAAGCCATTGATCGTCAGCTTTTTCAAAGTGCGAAATTTCTGCAATCAGCCATGGCCGGTGATTGCCGTAGCCGTTGACAAATTTTATGTGAGTATATGGCTTGAGAAATTGTTTATCGTAGCGGGAAGAGCGGCGACGATACTCAATACTCTTTGCCCCGCTAAGAATCGCATCAAAATATTGTTTGTAAAGCGTGAGACGTAAAATCACTATATCTCCTTTCGTTCTTTGGAAATTGAATAATGCTTGACTAAGGGCGGGGTTGGCGGCCCCGCCGCGCTCAATACTCTACCGCAACAACATTTCGATTTTTTTCGGCCTCCCCCCCAGCTTCCCGTTTTCCCGGCTGGATGCGGTTTTAGCTTCTGTTTTTGCTGCGCCGCCCTTGCGCCCCATAGCTGCGGCGCCGGAACTTAAATCCTTTTGATGCTCATTAAATTCCAATTCCCAAACTCCCGCAGAATACATAGCCGCAATATCATCAAGGGCTTTGTTTGTCCCCTCTTGGGTGCGCTGGTATTTATCGGGCATAGGGGTAATATCAGTTTTATCACAGATCAAGCGCCCGTTGCGCAGATAGATATTTCGCCGGAAATCTTTCTTTTCGCCACCATCGCATAAAATCGAAGCTAAGTTTTTCATGGTTCATTTCTCCTTTTTTGTTTTATTCTTAAACATAATTTAATCTAATCGTTTAGGTTTGTCAAGCATTATTTTAGTATGCTTTCAAGAAATAAAAGCGTAATAATATCAATAAGATAGGTTTTAAATGATAAAATATGACAAAGATAGTGAGGAAATGGAAGTTGTCCGGCTCACGGCGCGAGAGGATTTTTATTTCTTTACCCGCTGGATGTTTTTACAGCGCAAGGGCTTCAACTGGCTGAAAGGACGCCAGCATAAAATCATATCCGATGCACTCATGCGGGTATTTAATGGGGAATGTAGCCGCCTTATCATCAACGTGGCGCCGCGATATTCAAAGACCGAGTTAGCTGTTATTAATTTTATTGCGTGGTGTCTTGGCCGCGTCCCGGATGCTGAATTTATTCATACCAGCTATTCGGGCCGGCTGGCAGCTAATAACTCATGGCAGGCGCGGGAACTTGTTTCCCATGACGCCTACAAAAATATATTCCCTAACGTGCCGCTTCGTACAGATAGCCAGGCTAAAGACGAATGGCGGACTACCCAGGGCGGCGTATGTTATGCTACGGGTATCGGCGGTACAATAACAGGATATGGCGCGGGGAAACTCCGTGAAGGATTCGGCGGAGCCATAATTATTGATGATCCGCATAAAGCCGATGAAGCCCGGTCTGATGTTGTCCGTGAAGGCGTGATAGACTGGTTCCAAAATACGCTTGAAAGCCGCAAGAATTCCCCTCATACTCCTATTATCTTAATCATGCAGCGGTTACACGAGAAAGACCTTGCTGGATGGCTTCTTGCCGGTGGTAATGGGGAAAAATGGGATCATGTTTGTCTTGAAACGCTTTTGCCTGATGGATCGGCTTTGTGGCCCGAGAAACATACGGTCGATATGCTGCAGCTGATGAAACAGGCAAGCCCCTATACTTTTGCGGGACAGTATCAGCAAAGCCCCTGCGCTCCCGAAGGCAATATTTTCAATCCTCACAAAATGGAAATCTTTGAAGCTGTGCCGGCCGGGACTAAATTTGTCAGGGCTTGGGATTTGGCAGCGAGTAAAGACGATGGCGATTATACGGCAGGATTTAAACTTGGGAAGATGCCTGATGGACGTTTTATCATTGCCGATGTTGCACGTGGTCAATGGAGCCCCGAGGATGTCGAGAGCACTCTTAAAAATACAGCAATGGGAGATGGTAAGGATTGTAAGATTCGACTGCCGCAAGATCCCGGGCAGGCCGGAAAGTCTCAAATTAAATCACTGACAAAACTTCTTTCGGGCTATCCGGTTCACTCAATGCCGATTTCCGGTGATAAGATTGTCAGGGCTCAACCATTCGCCGCGCAAATGAATGTTGGAAATGTTGTTATGCTGAAAGCTCCGTGGAATGAGGCCCTTAAATCTGAATATCAATTCTTCCCAAACGGCGCAAATGATGATCAGGTGGACTCCGGGTCTGATGCTTTTGCGGAGTTCAATGAGGGTTCTACCGGCTGGCTGGACTGGATTCAGGAGCAAGCGAACCTCAAAAACCCCAAAAAATAACAATCCTCACGTGAGTTTTCTTCAAAGTAACAAATCTCATTTGCATTCCCGTAAATTCTCACTTTATACTTAAGCCGCAAGATAAATTAATATTTACAACCTAACAGCAGCGCAATTAAGGAGATTTAACCATGAAGAAAATAATCTTTTTAACGATGGCGATAATACTGCTTATATCAAGCCTCTGTTTCGCAGTTAATAATCAGGTCACGGTTACCAGCACCGCCGCCGTTATTTATTCTGAGCCGGCCAATACTACGGCATGCCGCCTGTTTAAAAACACATCAAGTTCAGTAACCATCTATATCGCCAATGATCCGGGAGTTTCGACAACGACAGGGACGCCACTGGCACCGGGAGAGCATTTATCGAAATGCGGGAAAACTGGCAGTTGGTATGCAGTGACGGCAAGCGGTTCAGCGGTTCTATCATACATAATCATTTTCGAGTGAGGTTGACATGAAGAAATCACTTATTCTTTTTCTGACATTATTTTTTTTATCCTTCCCTCTTTTTTCAATCGCTCAAACTTATACCTGCTCTTTTGACATGGGAAGTTCAGGCACCGGCACCGGAATAGTCACCGACACCAACTGCAACCAGGCTCAATATTATCCGGTCATAGGGCCGCTTTGCAAAGACAGCAATGCGAATTTAATCTATACCGGCACCGGTACGGGAGTGGTTCTTGTTGGCGGCGGCACTGGATGCACCGGGAATTTATGCGCTATCACAGCAAGCGCGAACGGGCTTTCGCTTATTGAAGCGGCAAACTACGCGGCAATGGAAACCTTATTGGGCTATTACACGTCTTCGGATGTCGGCGTGACCATTGAGGGCTATGATTCGACAATTCTTAAATCTGCTTCCATCGGCTCAACAGTTCAGGCTCATAATTCTACATTAGACGCTCTGGCTGCTGTATCGCTTTCAGTCGGTTATCTTTACTGGAATGGTTCGGCATGGGCTTTCCAAACACCTTCTGGCAGCGGTACAATTCTAGGCTCTTTAGCCGCGACTCAATACGCTATCCCAATGGGAAACGGCACGGCAAACACATTAACGACTTCTCAATGGCTTACCGACAGTTCGGGAGATTTACTCTTACCGACTGGTGCGGTTATTAAAATTAATAACGTGACTGTCTTAGGGTCAGGATCAAACGGCAGTTATTATCTTGGCCTCGGAAACAATACATCATACACGCCGGTTTCAGGTCAATACAGATTTTTGTTTTTAAATGGAGTTCCCGAAGTTGACGTTAATGGAACGGCCTCCGCGATCTGTTTGGCCGGCGGAACTTGCTCCGGTTTTCAGGGTACTTTAATTTCAGGTACGAATATCAAAACGGTTTCCGGTCATGCTCTTTTGGGTTCGGGTGATGTTGCCTTGAATGTAAACGACGTTGCCAACTCATTAGCTTTTTCAGGTTCTCCAACAACGGGACACCTTGCACAGATAGGAGCAGCGAATACGATTGTTGATGGTGGCACAGGTTCTAATTTGTCAGTTGCCTATGCTGTTAATGCAGGTACAGCAGCAGCAGCAAACTCAGTAGCCGGTGGAAATGTATCAGGTAATGTTGCAGGTGCTAACGCTGTTGCAGTCGGTGGCATTACCGGCCTCGGCACAGGCGTAGCAACAGCCCTCGCAGCAGCCACAAACACCATCGGAGCTTTCCTTGTCAGTATTGCTTCGGGAAGTGCCAATATTCCTACGGGTACAATCGGGGCAAATGCTTGCGTTACTTTGACCGCTGCAAATGCTTCGGTAGTTTCCGGTGATATAGTTGACTGGTCTTTTGGCGGTAATTACTCCGCTCTTGCCGGATTTACTCCGCCTAATATGTTGGCTGTTATGAGTTATGTCGGTTCGGGAAATGTTGACTGGTTGCTCTGCAATAATACAGCGGCGAACATAACACCTGCCGCAAACATGACAATTAATTGGCGGGTCAGGAGATAGACTATGAAAAAACTATTATTCATATTCTTAATTCCCCTGATAATAATTTTCGCTGTAGAATACTTTGCCTGCTTATCCTATGCCAGTCCGGGGATGATGGGATATACCGGTGGGGGCGGTGCGACTGGGCCGGGGTCAAAAGGAACTAATTTTGTTACAGACGCTAACGTACAAGCTGTATATTCTTTTGAAAATGCAAACGGATTAAAAGATTCATCTATCTTGGGGAATGACCTTACCTTATTATCTGGAACAGCTGTATATAGTTCAACAACGGGTGTGCAATATGGAACTTATTCTGCTAATACATCAACTGCATGGTGTGCGTACAGAGCCGGTGCAGACCTTTCGGCTGCGTTCCCCGGTAAAGTGACTTATTCGGCAATGACAGCACTCGGCTTTATTAATATGACATCTGCGCCGGGAGCCAGTTACGCAAGATTATTGCAGTTATCCGACCTATCCACTAAAGGCTGGTTACTTTATCTGGATAATACTAGTCACGCAGCTTTAGGGATATTTGACAATGGAGGAACGGAACAGATCGTGACGGGAGGCACGGCATTAAGTCAAACGACTGAATATTTAATTGCAGGTGTGTGGGATGGGACACATTTACACATATACTATGCGGCTATATCGGATTGTGTCGTTCATGAAGATGCAACGGCGGTGTCTTGGAGCGGAAGCCCATCATATTTATCAACTCTCGCTCTGGGAGTTTTGTCATTGAAAAACTCTACTGCATGTTTCGGCCCTATGCAAGGATATAACGATGCTTTTGGTGTTTTTAATCGCTCATTCAGCACAATTGAATTAGCTAGTATTTGCACGCATGGCATTGATGGGAGCAAATAAATGAAACGACTTTTTGGTGTAATTTTATTTTTGTTGGTGACAACTTCATTATGTTATGCTACCGAAGCACAAGTTCTTATAGTTGGGAACAGTTTATTTGCTGGTTATTGCGGTGCTACAGACGGCCCAGCATCTTACTTAATAACAGACTTGGGATTATCCACCTATACGAATCAGGCCGTTAGCGGAACGTGCATAGGCTCGTCAAACGGGCTTCCAGGTTTTTCAACATACCTTTCGTCTTACTTGCCACAACAAGTATATTCTATTTGGGGTGTAAACGAACTGCGAGGAGGTTGTTCTCCTACTGACACAGCTACATGGTTATCAGATTATAGTACATTAAATACTGATGCTATAAATTCAGGAGCTATTTTTGTAGCTTCTCAAATAACACCTATCTGTGGAATAGGTACGGGTGCATTAGGTTGTAACTATGGTGTCGGTACAGTAGCCGAAGTATCCCCAACCGTGCAGCAAAAAATTGCCATATGGAACGCCTTACTGGAAGATTTATTTTATACAATTCATGGCTATATGGCCGGAACCTATCGGGATATGAGTATGAATAATACTTCTTACGATGATTATAATAATTATCCAAGCACGTGCGATTCGGTTCACATTTCTGCCGCAGGTGATATTGTTTTAGCTTATTTAATGTTTCATAAATCGATACCTACCCGTTCAAGGGATTGGGGGCATTCCGGTTATCCTTCGATTACGCATGACAGTTTTTCATGGTGGGTAATTACTGGTGGCTCTTTGGTCGGTGGTACTACTGATTCTATAACCGGAAATATCAAAGGCGGCACGCTGACCTTAGGGTCGTCTGATTCTGCGGTAAGCCCTGTTCTTTCAATCTTGCCTAATGCCAATACTATTTCAATCACATTGACGGGAACGGGCAGCCCAACCATTTATTATCGAACTTCTGCGAGCAATTTCACAAGAACGTCAGGCGGAGAATGGACGACTTATACCACTCCATTTTCATTAACTGCCGGTACAGTGGCTTTTATACAGATTAAAATAGCCGGTACGAGCTCAACAACTCTGGCAACTTTAAATTGGAGTGGCACAGCCACCTACACCATCTCCGGCACGGTAAGCGGTGCGGTTCAATCAGGGGTGACAGTGGCCTGTACGGGACAGACTTCCACTACAACGGCAGGTGATGGGACATACAGCTTTACGGGATTATCGGCAGGCAGTTATACTTTAACGCCCTCAAAGACAGGCTATACTTTCAGTCCGGCAAATATTTCAGCGACGATTTCAACGGGTAATTTGACAGGGGAGAATTTTACGGCATCGAGTACGGCTTCCACACCGTCTTATGTTCTAAGCGGCGGAGTGGTTAAAAAATAACAATAAACCAGAGGGGAAACCCTGAACACAATAATAACTTTAAAAGGAGATTTGAAAATGAAAAAAATATTCAGCAAGTTCAATGTTCTGTTAATGGCGGTATTTATCGCGGTTATGTTTACCGCTTTTATGGTTTATGCGAATCAGACCTTTGTTGCGCCCAGCGGCGTACAGTACGCGTGGGATCGTGACGGCAACGGTTATACGATTTCAAGCGGCACCGTCAGCGTCCCCGAAACTTACGCCAATGATTTCACAAAAGCCGGTTACAAACCTTTGCCCACAGTATTTACTACAGCAACGGTTTCAACATCAACATCATGGGCGAACGCTAAAATATACGCTGGCCCTTTGACGATGGTAGGCACTGGCGCGAACGCAGCATCAAATACGATTACCGGAACGACCTTTACGGCAAACGCTGAAATATGTACGGCAACGGATATTACAGCGGCGCATGCCGTTACTGTTACGGTTAACAGCTTAAATAATATAACTTTTGCAATCGGAGTAAACGCGGCAGACACGGTAAATTATATCTGTATCGGTCAATAAAAAGGTTATCTAAATGGCAGACGCTAAAGAAATTGAGAAATTTAAAGCAGACATTCTACGGGCATTGAACCCTCCCAAAGCCGGCCTTGTAGATCGTCTTGTAACGGGAGTCCGTTATATTATCGGCGGGGGCGTTACTCCAAGCGCCTCCGTTGATACTGCTCCCTTTTCTCCCATGCAGCCTATCCCGCCAATGTTCCAGGACGGCATGCAGGGCCGGCAGTTTGACTATCAAACCGGATGGAATCTTATCTATAAGCCTCGTCAGGATTCTAATGTGTCGGCAGCGCAACTTCGCGCCATGGCGGACGGATATGATTTGATGCGGCTGGCCATTGAAACCCGAAAAGACCAATTAGCAAAACTGGAATTTAATATCATTCCAAGAGATCCCGAAAAGAAAGCCAAAGCGGATAAGCGCTGTCAGGAAGTGGAAGACTTTTTGCAATATCCGGACAAAGAGCATGATTTTGCTACATGGCGCCGGATGCTGCATGAAGACTTACTGGTTATTGACGCTCCCACCGTTTACCCTCGCATGACCAAAGGCGGCGGTCTTTACTCTCTCGACATTATGGACGGTGGCATGATCAACCGGAAACTGGACGGTGAAGGGCGCACGCCAATGCCTCCCGATCCGGCCTATCAGGTGCAAATTAAGGGCGTCCCTGCGGTGGATTATTCTTTTGATGAATTGATTTATATGCCGCGCAATTTAAGATCATATCGCGCTTACGGCTATTCGCCTGTAGAGCAGGTGATTATTACAGTAAATATTGCATTGCGCCGCCAGATGCACCAACTAAGTTATTATACCGACGGGAATTTGCCAGACCTTATTTTCACCTGTCCCGAAGACTGGAATCCGAGCCAGATTAAAGATTTTCAAACATGGTGGAACTCCTTAATGCAGGGGGATGTAAATGAAAGGCGTGTCGCCAAGTTTGTGCCGTCCGGCGTTCAGCCCTATGACATTAAGCAAGCTGCCCTCAAAGATGATTACGATGAGTGGCTTGCCCGTATAATCTGTTTCTGTTTCTCTCTGCCGCCCACAGCTTTTATTAAGCAAATGAACCGAGCAACCGCAGACACGGCCAAGCAGCAGGCCGAAGAAGAAGGATTGCAGCCCTATATGATTTGGGAAACAAACTTTTGGAATCGGATTATCTGGAAGTATTTCGGATATCAGGATTTAAAGTTTAAATGGAAGGATGAAAAGGAAGTCGATCCCCAAGTCCAGTCTGAAATTGATAAGGTCTATCTACAGGAATACGTTATCTCTCCTGACGAAGTGCGCGAGCGCATGGGCATGGAAGGACCGGCACCCGAAAAGCCGCTGCCTCCGATGGTAGGGGAGCCGACCAACGCGCCTGGGACTAATCCGGATAATCCGGATAAGAAGGGCGGGAAAGTGCCGCCGAATGATCCAAAAAAAAAAGATAAAAAAGTTAAACTCGTTATGAGAAAAACAGCCAAAAAAATACCGCCGATTGACCGCGAACGGGATTCGATAGTCGAAGAACGGGACAAACTGGAATCTAAAATCACAGACTTTCTGGAAATAGCGGGCGCGGATATAGCCGACCAAGTTGCCAATAATCTTAAGATGGTGGCCGGTGACATGACAACCGAAGAACAGGTTGCCAAGGTTCTGGCTGATATTGATTTTAAAGGCTGGTCATTGTTAATTGATCCGACAAAGGAAGCTCTTGAAAAAATATATGCCGATGGGACGAAAGTCGCTCTGGCACAAATTAATTTTGACGTCCCCGAAGCAATGACGAACCTTTTAAATCAGCAAGCGGCGGGCTATGCCGAAGCACGTGCCGCTGAAATGGTGGGCATGAAATATGTTGACGGTGAACTGGTTGAAAATCCCAACGCTGAATGGGCAATCACTGACAGCACAAGGGATATACTAAACTCCACAATAACGGATTCCATTAAGAATGGCGACAGCGTGGAAACGCTCAAACAGAACATTATGGATTCAACCGGTTTCAGCGAATACCGCGCCCGGATGATTGCCCGGACGGAAACCGCCTATGCAGATCAGCATGGTAATCTTGCGGCATACAAAGAAAGTGGAGTCGTTACTGGCAAAGAATGGGTTGTCGGCAGCGAACACGACAATGATGATGAGTGTGATGATAATGCGGATGCCGGAGTTATTGCTCTGGATGATGATTTTCCAAGCGGCGATGATGCTCCGCCAGCGCACCCGAACTGCGCCTGCGATATTTTCCCGGTTGTAGGAGAGGAAGAGTGATTGACAAGGCCATGACATTAATTGCTGACAGCCTCGGAACGGACGCCTGCATTATTATTTTTGTTCTTATTGCGGTGGTCCCTCTTTGGTATCAGTTGCCGCAGACAATCCTTGAATGGCAACAGTGGCTTTCTCAGACGGCCATTCAATTAATCGCGCTGGCTATTCTGGCAAAGGTCTCAAAGATTGAGGGCGGGAAGCAGGCCAAATTAATCAGAGAAACGCACGACATAGTAATAAGGGAACTGAAACTTTTAAAAGAATTATGCAAGGAGACAACCAATGAACCAGAAAACAGTGGATCCAAAAATATATTTACCGATTACGCGCATTGATGAAGAGCAGCGTATGGTTTACGGCTACGGCACACGCGAAGATTTAAAGGATTCCTACGGCACTATCATTGATCTTGCCAGTGTGAAGCGTTGCATACCCGATTATGAGAAATACCGAAATATCAGGGAAATGCACGAAATGTCGGCAGTTGGCCGCGCGGACGAAATCACAGTTGATGAAAAGGGCGTATATCTCGGCGTCAAGATAGTCGATGATTCCGCATGGAATAAAGTGAAAGAAAAGGTTTACCGTGGTTTCTCAATCGGCGGTAAAAAAGATAAGCAAGAAGATGACCGGATTTTCCTTCGTTCAATAACTGAGTTTTCTCTGGTTGACCGGCCATCAAATGAAGGTTGTGACATAGACGAATTCAGAATTTACGGAGGTGAAAAGGATATGGAAAAAATTATTGAAGTAAAGGCGGAGGACGGTAAAATATTCCGTATTGCTTACATGCCTCCTGCCGAAGGCGAAGATGTTCTCAAGGACATAAAAAATATTAATGTGTTGAGAGTGGAGGGCGCGGAAAATGTTGTTGATCCACCGGCAAAGGCGGATATCGCAGACATTAAACGTTATATCGGCGAAGAGGCTTATGATGCTTCAACTGCACTGAGCGCATTGACCAGCGTTATTTATCTACTGGCAAAAGAAGCGTCAGAAGGTCCGCAAAATGAAGCCGGTCAGGTTGCCGATTTACAGGTTGTCGTCCAGAAATTAAAATCCTTTATCGCCTCGGAGATTATGGAAACCGGCTCAGATTTAACGCAAAACTCCCCGATGGTCCTCTATGCAATGGGACGCCTTGATGATGTATTTCGTAAAGGTTCGCGCCACAATGACGCCGATATGAAGAGTATTCAGGCTATCCATGATCATACGGTTTCCCTGGGCGTTGATTGCGGCGGAACTGTTGAGAAAGCGGCAACAGCGGATATTCAGCGAGCGGCCGACCTTGAGACCCTTTGCGTTGCGGCAGGCGAAGAAATCACCCGCATTAAGCAGGATTATGCCGACCTTTCAACTCTCGGAACCACCGCCATTGAAGAAATAAACCGGCTAAAAGCTGAACCGGTGCAGCGCAAAGGCCCGCTAAATTCACTGGTCCCGCGCGATGGGAAAGAGGGCGAAGTTCAGGAAGGGCTTACCCGTATTGAAGACAGTAGCGGACTTGGCGTTTTGATCCGGACCGAAGACAAAGCAGACTATGAAGCGGCGGTAAAAGGCGGGGATCAAATGAGGGCAGCTTTGATTTTAATGAAAGCTCAACATTTACAACCAATGAGGGCAACAGTATAAAATAAATTAAAATTTGGGGTTTCTCTAAAGTCCGGCCAGACTGAAGGGAACGAAAGAACAAAATAACGGAGCCGTGTAGGGCTACACACTTACACGACTCCGTTTTTTGTTGCCCCAAAATCAACCATTAATAAACTTTTAAGGAGGAAATATAAGATGAATCTTCAAGCGATAACCAAAGAAACGATGGACCTTATGAGAACTGCGCATGATAAACCGGCCGCTCTCGAAGCAGATATTTTACGTGCATTTACGCAGCCCGGCAGCGCAACAGCCGGATTAATCGGGTATGATCTTGAACCCGTTGCAAAACACCTTTTCCCGGTAATAACACCGCTTCGGAATAAAATCCCCCGCGATGTGTCCGGATTCTCAACTCAGGCAAACTGGCAGGTCATATCAGGGATTAACCCTAACAACGTCCACATGGGCGTATCGGAAGGCAACAGAGGCGGCGTGGTCGGGTATTCCACCTATCGCGCAAATGCGGCCTTTGTCGAGTATGGTCTGGAAAATTGGGTCACTCACAAAGCAGAAAACGCTTCCAAAACTTTCATCGACCTGTTGAGCGAAGCCAAGCTTCAGCTGCTTTGGTCCCTGATGATCCAGGAAGAATTTAACGACCTGGGCGGCGTGGGTATCAACGGCATAAGCGCAACTCCCTTAACGCTGACTTCCAGCGATGGCGGTTCGGTAACGGGTGGTACTCTGACAGGCACCACTTATTATATCGGCGTAGTTCCTGTCACCATGGCCGGTTATCAGCAGTTAGCCGGCTGGAATATGGGATTAACCGGACAGGCCACAGATATTACCAAAGGTCTGCTCCAGAAATACACCCGCACTAACGTTGACGGCTCGACCGACACCATCAATGGCGGAACCGGTATTCCCTCGAATGTCAAGAGCCAGAGCGTTACGGCCGGACATGAACTGATTGTCACGGCAACCCCGCTCGCGGGCGCAGTCGCTTATGTCTGGTACATCGGAACCGCCGCAAATGCAATGTATCTGCATTCCATGACGGCAACCAGTACGCAGACCTTCACCGCCGAAGCTGTGAACACGAACCAGAAATTTAGCGATTTGTCCGCAACGGACAACTCAATTCAGGCTTTGGTCTATGACGGTATGCTGACTCAGATTATGAATACCGCAAACGGCGCTTACGTCCAGAACGTCAACGGGAAACTGACTTCAAACGGCGCGGCGGGAATAAGCCAGCTTGACACGGCCTTTTCCTATATGTGGGATTATTTCAGGCTTGGCATTGATGAACTGTACGTGTCCAGCAAGCAGCTGATCGACATGAACGCGATCTGTATCGCCAACGGTTCGGCCCCGCTGTTACGTTACAACCTTGACGCAACCGGCCACGGCACCGGCATTGATGTCGGCGTGGTAATCACTTCAATCCTCAATCCTGTTGTGAATAAGGCCGTCAAGATCATCGTTCATCCCAACATGCCCGCCGGTACGATGTTGGGATGGTCAAATTCAGTGCCTTACCCGCTGAATGATGTCGGCGAAATCGTCAAGAAGAAATTGCGGCGCGATTACTGGTCCATTGACTGGCCGATGGTTAAGAGACGCTATGAGTACGGACTGTATGCCGATGGCGTTTTACAGTGCTATGCGCCGTTTGCATTTTGCGTCATTAACTGCATCCAGCCGTCTTAATTGCTGGCCATTGAATAATGGGCGGGGTGAAACTCCCCGCCTGATTTAACGAAAGGAGATACCAGATGAAAAAAGTTAAAATCCTCGGAAGTTCGGCCGGACATGGTGATGATAATTATGAGGCCGATAAAAATGGCCATATCACCGTGCCTGATCATGTTGCTGAAATCCTTATCAGGCATCACGGCGCTGTAATGGTCGGCCATGTTCCCGATAAAGAGGAAGGAACAGCCAATGCCGATGCCTTAAGCAAAGGCCAGTTAAAGAATCTTTCGCAAGTAATTGATGCTAAAAAAGCCGACCTTCCTAAGTTTTTGGAAGAAATGGGCGTTGATAGCATCGATAAAATTTTGAAGGCCAATTACGTTAAGGCGATGTCTTATCTTAAAGGGCTCTCAAAAAAATAACCGTTGGCGGGGAAGAAATCGAAGACCTAGGCGAGTTTTTAAGGGCCTCTCAAAAAGACCGCGCCAAGATTCAATGGAGTTCAGCGGATAATTTGAGAAAAGGACGCAGGAAATGATTACAGGAACATCGGTAGCATCAATAGCGATAGCGACAGGGGATAACACTTTTACTACTCAGGCTAATCTTGCCTTTGCGGTAGGCCAGACGGTGACAATTATTTCCGCTGTTAAGGCGACTGGTGGCAGTTCCCTTGCATGGATGGCCGGAACGGTAAAAAGCTATAATCCTACAACCGGCGATTTGGTCGTAACAGTGATCAGTTTTAATTTAGCTGGCACCTTTGCCGCCTGGGTGATCACTGTTTACGAAGCCAATGAAATTGACCTCACGACCGTCCAGAATGCTATTGCTTATTTGCCCGAAATGATGACCGCCCCGCCGTCATTGATTCAGAGGCTTGTTACGTCCTCAAGTTCGTTTATCCAGACGCACCTTGACCGGATTTTCACAATTAAAACCTGTACGGAAAACAGGAACGGAAACGGACATGCTGTCATGCCGTTTTATGATTATCCGGTAGTGGCTTTAAATAGCCTTACCATTGATGGCAGGTCAATCAGTCCTTACGTTCAGGGAAGCGGATCAATCGGTTATTTGTTCGACATTAAAACGCTCTATCTGAAAAACGGTGTTTTTGAAAAAGGCATCCAGAATATCGCCATTAATTACGATGCCGGATATCAAACTATTCCTTACGAAATTGAGCAGGTAACGATTGACCTTATCGCCCTGAAATACAAACAGCGCGAGCGCATAGGATTATTAAGCGTCCACATGGGAACGGAAACGACAACCTATTCGCGGACGGATTTAACCGATGATGCGAAAAAACTTTTACAGCAATATCAGAGGGTAGCGCCGATATGATCACCGCCGTAATTATAGGAGATCGTCAGTACATTGCCAAGTTGCAGAATTTTGCGCCTCGGTTGCGTGATCAGATTCTTAATTCCACGCGGCGGCTTGAGTTTATGATGGTAGCCAAAGTGAAAGGCAAGTTATCCGGGGAGGTCCTGAAAAACAGGACGAACCATTTACGGGGAAGCATTCATGGAGAGGTTCGCGATTTGGGCGATAAGATTGAAGGGATTACAGGGACGAATGTTGTTTATGCTCGTATTCATGAATACGGCGGCACAATTAATCATCCGGGCGGCACAGCTTATTTCTTTAATGGTTCAAGATGTGTGTTTGCCAGAAATGACAGTTTGTTTGCGCAAATAATGAAACGAACAAAAGCCCATAAAATTCCCATTCCTGAACGCTCATTCTTAAGATCATCGTTAAGGGAAATGCGGCCTACAATCATTAATGAATATGAAAAGGCAGTAAGCAAGGCGGCTCAAAATGGATCGTGAAAGCATATATGCGGCTCTTTTCGCAAAGGTCAAAGGCGCGACTAATTTTACGCTTGCGGAGCGCAAACTTTATCCTATGGCGAATATATCCATTGATCAAATGCCGGCTGTTCTTCAGTTGGAGTTTGAAGAGACCGTAGAAAAGAAAAAAGGGCATCCGGCGAAATACACCATGAACCCGAAACTCTGGCTATATGCCACTGTTGCCAATTCGGGCGGTTATGCAAGTGTGGCGCTCAATGGATTGCTTGACGCAATTACAAACGCCTTGGCGCCTGGCGCTGACGAAATTCAAGACTTGGGGTTGCCCGACCTTGTGAATGATTGCCGCATTGAAGGAAAAATAGAAATTTACGAAGGTGATTTAGGTATGACCTGTGAAGCAATCGTACCAATAACAATAATAGCAACATCAATTAACTAACAAACCGATAAGGAGGAATTTAATATGCAGACAGTTTTTGGTTCAGGTACTCTTTGGACGATACCGAAATATACGTTGGCGGGGGCATCTGTAGCAGTCCCCACGCCGGTAAAATTTGGCGCAATTCAGGATGTGTCTATAGACATTTCCTTCGACAAAAAAGAACTTTACGGGCAGTACGCTTTCCCTATTGAAGTTGCCAGAGGTAAAGGCAAAATAGACTGTAAATCGAAATGCGCGGCGTTGGATGCCAATGTGTTCAATATGGCTTTCGGCGAAACCATGAATACGGGCGAAATACGCGGCGTTTACAATGAGGCGGGTACGATTCCGGCATCAAGTACATATACGATTACCGTTGCACAGGCAGGAACCTTTGTCACGGATTTGGGCGTTGTCTATGCGTCCAATGGACAGTCCTTGACCCGCGTTGCTTCGATTGTGACGACCGGCGGTATTGCGGCATTTTCCATTTATGCGGGCGGTTCGGGATATCACCTCGGCGATGTTTTGACTGTGGCCAATGGCGCAAACGCTGAACTTCTTGTCACTGCTATTGATGCCAATGGTGCTGTTACGGGAGCCGAAATAGACATGGCGGGAACCGGTTGCAGTATTGCCAGTCAGGTTGAAACGACTGTATCGCCCAGTGGTGGTACGGGATGCAAGATCAATATTCTCGGCATTGGAGCCTACGGTCAGTATTCAGTGACAAACGGCGTTTATACGTTCAATTCTGCCGATGAGGGCGTTGCCGTTCTGATTAGCTATACCTACACATACGCCGCCGCGCCCGGTGAAAATTTTATCATCAATAATCAGCTTATGGGGCTCGCGCCTTATTTCGCCATTGTCTTCAACGTGTCTCATTTGGGGAAAACTTTCAATCTTCAACTCTTCCAGAACGTGAGTACCAAGCTGACCATGGCAACAAAACTCGATGATTTCATGATCCCTGAGTTTGATTTTTCGTCAATGGCGAACAGCGCGAACCAGATCGGATCGATGTCGATCGCAAACATTTAAGAAAGGTAAATTATGTTTGACGGCGTAAAAAAAACAATAGGCGACAAGGAATATATTATTCCTGCCTTATCGCTAAAGCAGGTGCAGGACCTTAAAGACACCATTACCCATTTAAGACTGGATGATTATTCTGGCATGGCTAAGATTATACACGCGGCCATGTCCAGAAATTATCCTCAAATAACACTGAAAGAAGTCACAGAGATTCTTGATATGAATAACATTCTCGATATTACCGAAGCTGTGTGTAATTTTTCAGGTCTAAAAAAAAAGATGATGGAAATGGCGGGGAATGGCCTGACTGGGGTTTAATTTACGCCCACCTCATGACGATAACCGGCTGGTCATGGGAATATATTGACGAGTATATGACTATTCCCCGCCTTGAAAAGATGACGGAGTATTGGTCAGAAAATCCACCGGTGCATGTCATGCTTTCGATTTTGGCAAGCGGTTTAGGAATAAAACGGGCAGACGTAAAGACCAAAGGAAAAGGTGACAGCTGGATTGCTAGAGGTCTGACAGTCCAGCAGGCTATCGAAGAGGCAAGTAAAACGCAACCGATGCCGAAGGGTATTGAAATTTTCGCCTCTGAATTATCAGAAATGGGTATCGGCTTCGGGATGCCTGAAGGAACGTAAGTAAGGCGTATGAAGTATGGCAGATAATTCTATCGATGTAAAATTTGGAGCTCAGATTACCGGAGTGGTTGACGGCTCGCAGGCCGCGGCTAATGCTGTTGAGCAGTCCGTAATCCGAATGAAAGAATCTATTGCCGGATTAAATGAGCAGGTCGCCAGCATTGGCAAGGCTTTTAATATGCTCGGCCAGGCTGTAATGGTCGGCATGGCCGCTGAAAAGATTTATGGTCTGGCCGAAAAGACAGCCGAATACGCTCACAATATGGAACTGGCCTCTCAAAAGACCGGCATGAGCGTTCAATCGCTTCAAGGTTGGGCTTTCGCCGCTTCATTTGCCGGTGGTAGTGCTGAAACCTTAACAACCGGTATGCGTAAATTCTCGCAGGAAATTGTTCACGCCAAAGAAGGGGACGAAAAGGCTATTGGCGCCTTCCAAAAACTTGGCATTTCCATGAAAGACCTTTCCAATTTAAACACGGAAGAACTCTTAATGAGGATTGCGGATGCTTTCAAAGAGCATGCAGACGGCGCGAATAAAAGCGCGGAGGCCGTGGCGCTCTTCGGCCGGTCCGGATTAAACCTTATTCCTATTTTAAACATGGGAAGTGACGGCGTTAAGGAAATGATGAAAACCGCCAAAGATTTGGGCGTTATTATGTCCGATGATGACGTTAAGGCGGCTGCAAAATTTGAACAGCAGGAAAAGTTACTGACGGCCACTACTGACGGCCTTAAAAGAAAAATCGGCATGGAGCTCATTCCTGTTTTAGCCGGCCTTGCTGAATATTTTCAGGATATGGTCACCGGCAGTAAAGAAATGGGGGTGGGTTTTCAAGTTCTTCTTGGCCCGATACAGGCCGTTATTTCACTGTTTGAAGGCTTAAAGTTTGTTGTTCAGGAAGTCTTCACGCTCATCATAGGTTTTGTTAAGGGATCTGTTAATTTGTTCGGCGGGTTAGGTTCGGCGGTGAACAAACTGGTACATAGGGATTTTTCCGGCGCCAGCGCAGCCATGAAGGGAATTAGCGCCGATATTAACCGTGATCTTAACGCAATGGGCGATCAAATGGTTTCCAACGCTCAAAAGACCTCTGATAAACTCGCTCAAATATGGATGGGATCCCAAAAGAAAATGAAGCTGCCCAGCCTCGAAAAGGGCGGCGAAAATGAACCTGATATACCCATCATACCAAAAGGCGCTGAAGGAAAACTGGAAGAGTGGAAAGCTGAACTTGAGTCAAAGCAAATGCAGATTATCAATGGGGAGCGTGTCTTTAACGAAATGGCCGTAACTGAACAACAGGCATTTTGGGAAAGAAAATTGTCATTGATAAAGGGCAATGGCGACAAGGAAAAGAAGCTCCGCGAACAGGTTTTAAACGAAATTTACAATGCCGTAAAAAGAGAGCAATCCGAAGAACTTGCCGCCGCTAATGAAAAATACAGTACAGACATGGCGCTTGCTCAAAAGGCAACAGAGGATAAAAAAGCAGAACTTGACAGGCAATATTCCCTTGGCAATATTTCAGCTACTCAGAGATTACATCAGGAACTTCAACTCGAAGCTGATTTAAAATCTCAGGAAATGGAATATTTTGAGGCATGGAAAGCTATTGAAGAAAAGAAGCCTGGCACCGCTCAAAAAATTGCCGATGAACTGAAAAAGATTAATGAAAAATATCTGGCCGCAGTTTTAAAAGATACCCAAAAGACGGATGTTGATATTCAAAAGTCATGGCAGAACGTGCTTAAACCAATGTCTAATGCTTTTGACCAGTCTTTAACTGATATGCTGATGCATACAAAGACGTTTCAGCAGGCTTTAAATACTATTTGGAAAGCACTCTTAAACACATTCATAAAAATAATGGTCACGGACCCGCTCAATGAATTCGTTGGCTACCTAGCTGAGAAATTCCAAAAAACTCAACTATACGGAGCAATGGAAGCCGCTTGGGATAAGGTATGGGCCGGTTTAAAAGTCGCGTTAGGTCTAGCAACAAATAATCAGCTTACGACAATTAAGGCGGCAGCTTCAGCAGAAAGCAAAGCCATAGAAATACCAAATGCGATATCCGAAATCACCATAAATGCCAGTACCGCGGCGGCGGGCGCGGCTTCCTCTCAGGCAAGCATCCCGTATGTCGGCCCTGCTTTGGCTGCTGCTGCTGCTGCGGAAATGCTCGCAATGGTCATGAGTTTTGCCAGTGGAATTTCGGCGGCAGGCGGTTATGATATTCCGTCCGGCGTTAATCCGGTTGCTCAATTACATCAACAGGAAATGGTATTGCCGAAGGACTTGGCAAACAGAGTGCGCGGCATGACAGGCGGAGGCGGTGGAAATACCTATATTCAGGCTCTTGACGCCGGTTCTTTCTTTGACAGGAAAGGCGCGACAATAATCAAGAGTATGAAAAAACAGTTACGCAACTCTCATGTGAGGTTCTAATGAGCAATCTCGTATTTCCTCAACTTGCCGGGCTTATGTGGGATCAAAAAAAGATTCCTATATTTAATACTGTTACTCAAAGAGTCGTGAGCCTTAAAGAGTCCCGCATTTCCCTGTCTCAATATCCGATTTACGAATATGAACTGTCTTATGAAGTCTTGAGGGATGATACGGCTAATAATGAACTTAAAACCCTCATGGGCTTTTATTTGTCGCGCCAGGGAGCGTTTGATTCATTTCTCTATATTGACCCATCGGATTGCATTGTCACCGCCCAACAGGTCGGGACAGGTGACGGAAACAATAAAGTATTCCAACTTTACCGGACATACGGCGGCTGGATTGACATTATAACAGACATTCAGCCTCGCGGCACAACCTTGCCCGTTCTCGAAGTATATCTGCAAGGCGTAGTTCAAAATCATAGCTCTTATTCTGTTAATAATTATCTGAGTGGTGTTTTGACGTTTGTCAATGCGCCGGCTCCGGGCGTGGCCGTAACAGTTGATTTTTCGTATTATCGGCGCGTCAGATTTGTTGAATATCAAGAGGGCGATAGTGATTGTTTTTCTCAATTTATGTACAATCTTTGGGAACTAAAAAAAGTCACACTTATACAAGATAAATTATGAAAACAGCAACATCGGGCTTAAAAAGTTTTTTAGCGCAATACAATCAGGCTGCAATCGCTGAAGTCTATACGATCACTTTGGCCGATGGGACGGTCTTATATTATACGACAGCCGATCAGGATATTGTTTACAATGGATATACCTTTATTTCGTCCGGTTTTCTTATGAGGCGCGGCGCAATAACAGAAAAATGCGGGACGGATGTTTCTGAAATGAAATTAAACATCTACCCGACAACATTGACTATAGGCAGTCTTGGCTTTGTCGCCGCTTGCCATAATGGGATTTTTGACTATGCCGAAGTAAAACTTGAACGCCTTTATTTTGATTATTTCGGCGGGACGTACAAGGGAAGTATAACGAAATTTGACGGTCTGATTGTTAATGAAATTATCATGGAACGCGATCACGCGGAAATCACTGTTAGCAGTTATTCTTATCTTTTGGGTTTGAATTGGCCGATTAATCTTTACGAGTCAACTTGTATCTGGCAATTATATAGTTCACCCTGTGGATTGAGCAAGGCTTCTTTCACGTCTAGCGGCGCGGTTGCCACTTATGCCGGAAACTCCCTTATGTCTTTCTATACAAATCTATCACAGGCAGATGATTATTTTGACGGCGGAGTTATCTATTTTACCAGCGGCGCGAATACCGGCGAAACCCGGACCATAAATCAACATTATAATGCGGATGGATTAATCAGTTTAATTATTGCGCTGCCGAATATCCCGGCAAGCGGCGATACATTCACAATTTACCCGGGATGTGATCATCAGAGGTCAACCTGCAAAAACAAATTCAATAATTTTGATGCGAATGGATATATCAGATTCAGGGGATTCCCTTTCATCCCTTCGCCGGAGACAGCAACATGATCGATATAGAGAAAAAAGATTTGCAGCAGAAAATAATAGAGGAAGTAAAAAGTTGGCTTCATACGAAATGGCACCACGAAGCCCATGTCAAAGGCGTTGGCGTGGACTGCGGTTTCTTGCTCATAGAAACGTATGCCAACTGCGGCCTGATCCCTCATTTAAGACCGCCTCATTATCCGCCTGATTTTATGATGCACCGGAGCGAAGAATGGTTCATGCAGACAATTCAGGCGCATGCTTTTGAAGTTACGGAGCCTCAACCGGGCGATGCTATTCTTTACAAACATGGCCGTATTTTCTCTCACGGCGGCATCGTGACTAACTGGCCCGTTATTATCCATGCGTCAGTGCCGGACAGATGCGTTTGTTATGGCAATGCAGAATTGATGCCATTGTCGAAAAGAGTTTATAAGTTATTCAGGCATAATATTTTTAAGGATGAGTAAATGAGTTTCGGCGGAAACAGTATATCAACAGAGACACCTACCCCTTACGGGTCAATAAGGATTCAGACCTCTACGCAAGGCGTTTGCATTCCTGTTATATTGGGCACTCAAAGGATTACGGGAAATCTTATTTGGGCCGGTGATTTTCAGGCTCAGGCTGTTTCATCTGGCGGAGGCGGCAAAGGCGGTGGTGGCAAAGGCGGCGTTTCGTCTTATGAATATTATTCGTCTTATCAGATGGGTATTTGCGAAGGGCCGATAGTAGGCATAGGGCAGGTATGGAATGGCAAAGCTGTTTTATCCGCGCCGTCTTCGGATATGGTTATTAGCCTTGGCGCTTATCCTCAATTACCGTGGGGATATTTAATAACGAACCATCTTTCACAGGCTCTTGCTTATCCAGGGATTGCTTATTGCGCTATCCCAAACGCTGATTTAGGGTCATCAAATACCTTGCCGCAGACTAGTTTTGAAGTTCAGGGATTAAACAGATTATCCGGAACGCAAGCGAGTAAAGCCGTATATACGATAGCTGAAGATAATACCGTGACCGTGAGCCCCTATGAAATCTATGTCGCTGATATCGGGGTCACTTATCAGGCGACAGGAATTTCTTTAACGAAAGTTGGCAGCAATCCATCCACGGGTCAATATTCCATTGGAACCGGAACGAATGCCGGGATTTATTATTTCAATTCCGGCGATCAAGGCAATAACGTCATCATTCAATGCCAACTTGATATGCAGGACGCTAACCCGGCAACGATAATTACGCAAATGATCACCAACGTCCATTTTGGGATCTATGCGAATTTCCCTCTCGATGTTACCGATTATGCAAATTGGTGTTTGGCTGCGAACCTTCTTTTAAGCGTGGCGGCTACTGCCCAACAGAGCCTTTCTTCCTATATCGATTCTATTTTAGAGGAATCTTTCTCAACCTGTATTCCGCATGACGGGAAAACGCTTCAATTTAAGACTTATGGCGATACGGCAATGACCGCAAACGGCGCGACATGGACACCGGACTTAACGCCTCTTTATGATTTGATGGATGATGATTTTGTCGCCGATACCGGACAACTCCCTATTACCGTTACGCGAAAGTCATCTGCAGACAGCTATAATGATTACCGTACTCAATTTACAGACAGGGCGAATTCTTATAATACCGGGATTGCCGGGTGGATGGATCAGGGGAATATCGATCTTTACATGCGCCGGCCGGATGACACAAGGCAGTATCAGGATATTTGCCAGATGGGAATTGCTCAAAAAGTTATTCAGTTGAACGGCCAGAAAAATCTTTATGCTAAAAATAGATATGAATTCACTCTAAAATATAATTACGACCTCTTAGAGTGCATGGATATTATCACACTGACAGATTCAGGACTTGGCTTAAATAAGTTCCCTGTAAGGATTATCGAAATTGAAGAGGATGAAAGTTTTAACCGGAAAATAACAGCCGAAGAATTTCCCGAAGGAATGGGGAACGTTATAGAAAATACCCATGAAAGCCCCGCAGGACTCATAACCAATACGAATATTGAACCTGGCAGTGTCAACACACCTTATATTTTTAATGCGCCTGGCATTCTAACGTCCTCAGGATATGAAGTTTGGGCTGCGGTTTCAGGCGGTGAAAATTGGGGCGGATGCGATGTCTATATCAGCACTGACGGAACTACCTATAAGCTTGCCGGGACTGTTTACGGCGGTTCAAGATATGGCGTTTTAACCGCTATTCTTCCCGTTAGGACGGATCCAGACACCACAGATGCCTTATCGGTTGACCTGACGACCAGTAAAGGCACGTTGCTTTCCGGGATTCAATCTGACGCTGATAATTTTATCACGCTTTGCTTGCTCAATAATGAATTGGTCAGTTTTGAGACGGCCACTTTGACAGGAACTTATCAATACGATCTTACTTATTTGAGGCGCGGCGCTTATAATTCGCCGATAAGCAGTCACGCGATCGACAGCCCGTTTGTCCGTGTAGATGATACCGTTTTTAAGTATCCATTCACGAAAACTCAACTCGGCCAGACGATCTTTATTAAATTCTGCTCTTTCAATAAATATCAACTCAACAAACAATCCTTGGCAGATGTTACGCCTTATTCGTATGTCATTGCAAACAGCTTATCCTATCCGGCCAATGTATCGGGATTTAAAGCGGTTCAAAGCGGCGATTTTGTGGCTTTCACATGGGATAATATCACAGACCAAAATGTTGACGGCTATGAAATACGATATACGGCTTATGGATCTTTAAACTGGAATAACGGAATTATCATAACGAAAGTAGAGGCTGGATCTCATTTGGTCACGGCCAATGTCCCCATTGGAAACTGGACGTTTTATATCGCCGCCATAGATTACTCAGGAAATTACTCTGTCACTCCGTCCTCTACTTCCCTCAATGTAGTTTCTACGTCTGCTATTGTTGCCGGTGGCGTTGATCTTTCAACCTTGGGATGGCCAGGCACCGGATCGAATATCGTCATTACATGGGACGGGAAAATAACGCTTAAATCTCAGGGCGTGGCGGCAGCTGATGACTGGAATACATTTGACGAACTTGTACCGAATCCCTACGCCTCTGGAAGTTTCCAAGCCTCTGAAATTGCCCTGGGGCGCGATAGAATGGTCAGAGCTTATGCTTTGGCAGCTTCAAGCGGCGCCTCCCCATCAATAGAATTAAACTATCATATTTTTGGCGGCAGCTATCCGGGATTTGTGCCGTGGACAATCGGCTATCTCTACGACAGCAATTTCCAATTTGAATTTGTTTTGGCCGACCCAACGGCAGTTATCACTCAATTTATCCCGACTCTGGACGCGAATAAAACAACTCAGAATTTTAATAATGTTTCTATTGACGTTGGCGGAACGACCATTACATTTTCACCGGCTTTTAATGCGCCGCCGAATGTCATTGCTACAGTAGTCGGGTCAACGGGATATACCGCCAACGTGTCCGCTGGCGTAACTGCAAATAGTTGCGTCGTAATAATTTATAATAATTCAGGCGTTTCCGTGGCCGGAGTTGCCAACGTGAAAGCCGAAGGAATTTAAGGAGAGAAATATGACAGTAGCAAAATTCGTACAGCCAGACCATGCGTCGCAAGATTCAGCAACCTACAAGAATAATATTAATGCTTCTATCAGCGTCATGGCAAGGATCGCGGCAATGTTTGCGCCTCACGCGCAAGACACGCCGAATATGACCATTACGATTGACGCCGGTTCGCTGCTTGTAGGCTCGTCTATTGTCAGCCAAAACGCTCAAAACACTGGCACTATCACGGCGCCCACCAGCAATCCGCGCCTTGATCTTGTGGTTATTGATGCCGTGACCGCGGCAATTTCTGTCATAACGGGCACTGAGGCGGGAAGCCCTTCACTTCCGGCGATTCCTATCAGTAAAATGCCAGTGGCGCAAATAGCTTTATCAGTCAGTCAGACTTCAATTATAAACTCTAATATTACGGATTTACGCATCGGGGCTGGTGGAAGCGGCGGGGGCGTCGCAATTACTCAAGCGTCGGGAAATAACACAACAGCTATAGCGACAACGGCCTACGCGGATAATAACAGATTAAGACAACAAGTTTTTACTTCATCGGGAACGTGGACAAATCCAATGTATGGATCTGGACAGAGCATTGTCGTTCATGTCTTGGCAGTCGGAGCAGGTGGCGGTGGTGGCGGGGGAAATGGTGGTTATGGCGGCTGTGGCGGCGGTGGAGGTGCTGCTGTTTATATGCCTGTGGTTATACCTTCAAGCGTTCAAACGGTTGCTGTAACGATAGGTACCGGTGGTGCGGCGGGAGCTTCAAGCGCGGGAACAGGCGGCAACGGTGGAGCGTCTTCTTTCGGCTCATATGTTACGGCTAATGGAGGATCGGGCGGAGTAGGTGGCACTTATTCGACAGGAAACATCGCGGGTGGAGCGGCCATGTCCCGTTACACATTGCAAGTTGTAGCCTTTGTAAATGCCGGATCAACTAATAATTACAACGCGGGCGGAGACTCTGGCAATGGATATGGTCAAGGCGGTTCAGGGGGAAATCCTGGCGGATTATATGGCGGTGGCGGCGGCGGCAAAGCATCATTAGGGGCAGGCGTCGGATATGTAGGCGCAAACGGACTTGTGACGGTTTGGTACTAAAAAGGCGCGGAAATAGTAAATTAAAATTAAAGGGGAACGACTATGAATGAAATTATCATCTACGGAATGTTGGGACTGATTATTTTGCTTTTGGGCTGGATAAAAATTGATCAATCACAGCAATGGAAAAGGCTGTATAGCCATTTCCACACAATAGATTGTAATAATAGCGAGTGTAGCGTCCGGAGAACAGGTGACGTTATTGTGCCGCACGAATCAGCTTAAAAAAGGAGAATATCATGGAAGATGTATTGCTGGCCATTGGCCGAAAAGTTATTTTTGCTATTTTAGTTGTCGTGGGATTAATCCTTTTCGACAAATATTACTTGAAAGGATTTGACACTTGGGAGGTCATAAAAAGTGATCCGAAAGCTATTGCTATATTGCTGGCTGGTTTTGTTGTTGGCCTGGCCTTCGCTTAGTCAGGCTTATCCGGTCCAATACGACCCTGCATTCCGGCATTGGGGACAGTTTTATTTCCCTTGGGACGACTGGAAACACTGGAAAGCGCAAGGATTAGCTGAGAGCGGCCTTAATCCGATGGCGAAGTCGTACTGCGGGGCAGTTGGCCTTATGCAGATTATGGCGGCAACGGCGAAGGGATTAGGGGTCAATCCTTACGACTTTGAAAGCAATATTCAGGGCGGCATAAAGTATGATGCGCAGCTGATAAAATATTGGAAGAAGATCGTAAATGCGGATGATAGGCGAAATTTCACATATGCGAGTTATAACGCCGGTACCGGGTGGATCATAAAGGCTCGTAAACTTGCCGTATCAGACAAATGGGAAGTCGTGGCCTTGAAATTGCCTTTGGTAACAGGGAAAAATGCGAAGCAGACGCAGGACTATGTAAAGCATATCAATACTTTTTACTGGCAAATAAGATGACGAAAGAAATTGACGAAGAAGCAAAACGCGACAGACGAATATTTAAAAAACGCATGGAAGCCCTCGGCGATAAAAATACTGAGGGAAGAACGCGAAGAAAACGAAAGGAGAGAAAAAGATGAACTTTGCAGACGTAGCGAAACAAATAGCAACGGCAGTCGGTAATTTTGCGCCAGGTATCGCCACAGTTTTGGCGGCTACAGGCGTTGGCGCTCCGGCAGCGGCCGCAGTTGCCGCAATAGGCTCATTGGCTAAGTCTTTGGGGCTTCCCGACACGGCCACACAAAATGATGTTCTTGCTGCCATTCAGAGCACGACCGATCCTGATATGAAACTTAAGATGATTCAGGCCGAAAATGATTTTCAGCTAAAGCAAAAGGATCAGGAAATTCAAATCATAAATTCTCAGTTGAAAGACGTTCAGGGTGCAAGGGATATGCACACGGCGCATGAAAGTAAGGTGGGAGAGGATTACAACCTCTATATCCTGTCGTGGGTGATTGTAATAGGTTTTTTTGCGGTGGTCGCATTGCTTTTATTTGTGACAATTCCCGCAGGAGCTACAAATGTTCTTTACACATTACTTGGAACTCTTGCCGCTGGCTTCATGCTGGTTCTGCAGTTCTTTTATGGGACAAATAGAAGTTCTGACGCGAAAACGGACATGATATTCAATAGCGTACCTATTGAGAAAAAGTAAACATTTTAACAAGAAAGGAGGATTATCTTCATGGAACTGGTGCTAATTGTAGGATTTATTTGTTTTTTGCTCGGCTTCGGGAGTGCCGTTGGCCTTTATTTTGTTGAGAAAAACAATAAAAAGACTATCATCGGAATCACAACCGGCGTAACAAATGCGGCCGCAGTTGCAACCAAAGCGGTTTCTGACGTTTCGGCAGCAGCCGCAAAAGGACCTTAAATATAATAAAAATGTTATAAATAAAAAGCCCCTTCATTTCGGAGGGGCTTTTTTTATTTATCATCCTCTCTGGCGCATTCTTCACCCGGGGTGCCTTTCTGAAAATTTTCTCCGATTTCGATAATAGATTTACAACGCCTGCAAATAATTTGATCGTTATCGTTGTAAATTACACCTTCGGGGCATAAGTCGCGTTCACATTTTGCGCAATAGTAATGTGTCATTTAAATTACCCCTTTTCCAACCGGCTTTCCGTGGAACAATGCCCACGCCCAAGGCTGTTTAACTGAGATTGCTTTCATGGTTTCACCTTTAAAATAAATTTCCGGTTTTATCTTCCTTCGCTCTTTTTTCCTGCTTCTTACTTAGTCCGGACGCATGTATATTTTCGCAACTGCCGACACGCCCCTTGTCAACACGGTGCATCGTCTTTTTATTACAGACATTGCAAAACACTAAAGTTCTAAGCGTGTTTTTTGGATAGTGCTGCATGTTTAACGACCCTCAATTTCTTTCGCGCTGATTAACTTTGCTTTTATCGCTGTCACTGTGCACAGCTTATGATAACAGTGTTTATCTTCTTCATCCTGCACGAGAGGGTGACAACTCGTATCCAGCTTGCAGCCATCACATTTTGCATCTTCCGCCCAAATCAGTATGCTATCGAATATCGGTAAAAATGTCCGCGTCCGCCAATTATGATCGTGATCATAAAATGAGATATTGTTTATAGTTGGTCGGCAACGCTGCACTTTCACCTCCACGTGCAGGGAAACGGCACCGCTTTTGTTGCTACTCTGCGGCCAGTTCCCCGGATAAAAGTTAATGGATATCTCCCCTTGACGAAAGAAAGGCAGGCTTCAAGCTCTTTTATTGTCATGTCCTGGCGTTTCTTTCGCATGGCCTCTAAAACTTCAAAATTAAGCACCTGCGGCTTAAATCTGTTCTGCCGGCAGTACGCCTTTATATGATCATCTATGTTTTGCCTGAGCTCCGCTTCTTGCTCCGAAGCTGTCTTTTCCGGCTCTGGCGATTTTCCCAGGAACATTTCTCTTTTTCCAAGGAGGGCAGAGGACAGCGGAGTGATCCCGCCAGGGGCCGGAGTTAGGAAGAATCCCCCGCCGTCCTCTGTTGTTGCGCCACTGGAAGGGCGCGAAGCGTTGCGTTTTGCTTCAATAAAAGGTATCTGCTCCGCTTCAATCTGCGACTTTATATCGACAAACATTTGATCGCTCGGGGCAAAAACGTAGGCGCACTGAGTCTCGTATGGTCCGCCGTTAGGGTCAATGCGAACCCCTCTCGCGGCCATTTGAAGAATCCACTCATAAGATCTGATATTAGTAAGGCAAGCTATGTGCGAAATGGCGGGAACGTCCAGACCTTCATAACAGATATTGACGCTTACAAGAATATCGACCTTATTTGATTTATAGGCTTTGATCGCTTTTATAGCATCTGGTCCGTCTTCGCTGGTAGCTATCCGGGCATTTACTCCCATGTTTTTCAGATAATCAGAATATTGCTTCGCATATTTGATGCTGGCGGCAACAACAAGTAATTTTGCATGGCGGTTTATCGTGTTTCTGTGGTTTGTCCAGTGGTTTACCGCATAGGTCAATAGTTCTGTGGCATATTCGGTATGAAGGGCCGTATAGAGGGCATGACGCCCGTTTTCTCCGTATGCTGATGAAAGATCAGACTCCACAACCTTCCCGCTTTTTTTCTGCCATTTAGCTGATCCTTCGGCGAATATAAAATTAATCGGAAGAATAGCTTTTTCGTCCAGAGCATCGGCCCTTGTATATTCTATAACTGCGGTTTCGTGATTACCTTCAAGAATGGGAACGGAGCCGCCCAAAGTTTCCATATAGGGTGTAAAGGCCAGTTTTTTACCGTCCCCTCTTGATAAAGTACCGGACATCAGGACACGGAAAGCGGCTTGCTCGTATAATGGAATAAGCGCCTTTGTCCATGACCCGTCTTCGGCCTCTGCATGATGGTATTCGTCAAGAATAAGAATATAACGCTTTCTCATGAAATCTCTCAAAACAGTCTGCTCTTTATCAACTCCTATTGCCTGATAAGTTGTGACGAATCCATTCATTCCTCGGCAAGGATTGTTTTCGTTCGTAGAAGCTCTGATAGTAAGCCAATGTTTAAACAAATCCCTAAAGAATGGATCAATGAAATTTCTCTCCGCCTGATCCTGCAAAGACATTCTAGGGCATACCCAGCAAAGGGCATCTGCCAAGTCTGCGGTAATAAGTTTGCCGGCAATGATAGGAAGTGAAGATTTTCCGGCTCCGGGAGTAGCCTTAATTATAATATCCCGTATTCCGGAACCGGCGACAATGCCGTCAATGATAGAGATCATTTCAGATTGAGGTTTTCGCAGCACGTTCTTTTCTCCTAACTTTTTTTACGTTTTCAGATAAAGTAATCCATTGGCAATTTTCAGGACAATAATTGCCGTCATTTTCTATTCGATCAATGGTTAATCCAGGTTTGTATCCATTGGCTAATGCCCATGTTCTGAAAGATGTAAAGTTATGTTTTCTCCGTCAGCATTGGATATCCGCTGCCTTTGATTTTCTCAAAATACGTCTGCTTTTGCGCCGGGAAATAGACGTAGGCGAGAAACACCTGCATAATCTCAACTTGATCAAGCTCGATAAGTGACATTTGGATATCCACCCAATCGCTTTGGAGTTTCCACGCTGTCCGCTCCGCCTGTTCCTTTATCCTATCGTAGGTTGCCGCCGTTGGCTTTTTTACGGCTGCTTTGAGAACTTTTTCCACGCGATCTGCCGAGGCCGGAAGTTTGAAGGGAATATCTTTCCCATCTACGGCGATGATAAAACAAAGCGATTCCAGTTTCTTTTCATCATCATACAGTTTCATGATATTCTTAGCGCCGTGCCGTATAAGGCAATCTTCAATGTGCTGAACACTACGGTTTACTGGTACGGTGGATGTATAGTTTTTGATCATTCGTTAATCTCCTTCATGTTTATTTTTTCGGTCTAAATTGTGAAAGGAAAAATAAACATACCCTTCAATATGTGTTATTCTGGTGGACGTGGCCGGATTTGAACCGGCTTTGTTTCTCTTGGATTGGGTACTTTTTCATCAAGCGCATTCCTCGAAACCTCGTTGACTTGCCAGACCGGTCAGGTCAGCCCCCATTTCGGTAGCGTGTTCGCACCACGCCGCACGTCCATAATTCATAGTAACGACTCTCTCTTCGCAAACCATTCCGGGACCGATATAGTCATAGCTTTTTCATCAATGACGGATATGCTTTTTGGCACCCAAATTTCCTCGCCTTCGATTAATACGAGAGTGGCTTTTTGTGTTTCTTTGATAATAGCCTCAATATCAAAATCAAGAGTCTCATCTGTCAAATCAATATCGTCAAACATATTTCTAACTCCACGCCGGATTTTTCCCGGCCTCAAACATTAAATTGTTATCGGCCAAAGCCCTGCAAGGCGGTTTGTGACTGATGAAATAACCGTCCTGAAAGGCTCCTATCTCCATAAACGACCGATACATATTGACGAAGTTCAGAGCGTTTTCAGGGTCAAGTGCTCCGTCCATTTCGTCACTGAAGAACGTTTCAAAGTTCCTTCCGGATTTCTCTTTGTTCAACAAGGTCATTGCGAGCCTGAGCGCCATGAGGCAGGGAACTTTCTGCCCTCCTGAAAGGTTATCCAACAAAGTTTCTTTGCCGTCATCTCCCATGATCAGAATGCCCAAACATTCCTTCCCTTCATCATCCAGTGTGCGAAGTCTAACCGTAGAAATGCAGTTGAATGTCCGAGTTAAAAGCTGATTAGCGAAAGAGGTTATTATCGGCGCGGCTCCTGCTATTTCCATGGCCTGCAGACCGTTCTTTCCGCAGGCGATTTTAAGATATGTCCAGTCTGAAATGTCTTGCTGAAGCTTTTCCTTTTCCATGCGCGCAGTTTCAATCTCGCTCTCAACTTCGCCTTTTACTTCCAGATCGGATTCAAAGCGCATAATTGATGCGCGGATAGTATTAAGGTTTAATTCCATTTCCGGCAGGTCACGATCAATATTGTATTGCCCGATTGCTATCAGCGATATTTGAGCCTCAATATCATTGTCAATTCTCCCGTTAATCTCGTTAAGTGAAGCAGACGCATCTTTAATGCTACCGTCCAGATCGATCTTGCGGTTTTCCCATTTAACCTTTAGCTCTTTGCCTCTGGCCACGTTTTCTTCCATCTGGCGCGTGACATTATCGTATTGAGTCTTTGCCACTTCCAGAGCGGTCTTTTTGGCGGCAAGGTCCTTGTTTTTTCCGAGTTCAAAACGAAGCGTGGCGAGTTCTTGCCGGTATTTATTTATGGCTTCATTGGTTTCGGAAACAAACTTTTTCGCGTTTTCTAACTCTTCGGTGGCACTCTTAATATCGCTTTTTATATTCTCGTTAAATTGCTTAATTGATTCCATCAATGCCATCTTTTCATTCAAAACAGTTTCTGTTAATTCCTTAATATCAGCGATTGCGCTCTTTAGATTTATTACCGTTTCGTTTATAATTTGTTTCCGCGCTTCACGCTTTTCAATGGAAAGAGGTAATTGTTCTTTTGCTTCCAGAACTGCCGCAATAGCTCCGCAGGTAGTTTCTTTACAGTCTGCCTTAATACCTTCACCAACCTTTGCAGCTTTCTCGATGCTTTTTATTTGTTCTTCAATGGCTGCAAGTTGGGAATCATTAGAAAGGTCTTTTATTTGACGTTCCCTGTCAGCAACTGCTCTTTCTGCTTCATCAACCAGTTTTCCGAGACGTAAATTTTCAGGATCCGTCAAAAGACTTTTTTGTTGTTGGTAAATAGTTGTTATTTTTATTTCAAGATCATGGACAGCCTGATTTTTCTCAGGTCCTTCCATCGTAAGTTTATCAAATTTGGCTGTGAGGATTTCAAGTTCTTCCTGAATTTCCTTTTCCTTATCCGCTGCCACATTAATATCATCGGCCAGTTGCAGTAGTTCTTCATCTTTTTTGATTTGGCCTTGAAGGTCTTTATAGGCTACCCTTAGAGAATTAAGGTCGGTATCGGCATCGTATTGCTCTTTACCTAATTGAGTTTCAAGCTCTTTAATACGGGCTTCGATGTTCGCCTTTTGAGCGATTAGAACTTCCTGATTGGATTTCTTCTCTTTCAGGCTTTCAAGTTTATCCTGATATTTTGCCTTTTGAGTCCGCAGCTGCTTTATCGTTTTTTCCTGCGCGACCAGGTCATCATGGGCCGTTGCTAGTTTAGCTTTGATATCTCCAAATCCGGCCAGTTTGTTGTTAACAACAAGAAGCCTTTTCTCAATCTGTTCGAGTTGGCCGGTTACTGCCGTAATCTTATCTTTGCAATCATCTTCCCATCCAACATATTTCTGGCTGCCTATAAATTCGCCGAGCAAAGTCTTAAATTCGGCGGTTTTCATGTCTGATAACTTCGTGGAATTTTGAGCGCAAAACACGCTGTTAAAAAACATGAGCTCAGAGCCAAGAAGGTTAGCTATGTATTTGCTGTATTCCTTGATCTTGCCGGTTGTCTCTGATTTTGTGGCCCCATTCTTATAAATATAGCCCTCTGTTTTTTCGGATTGACAATCAATCTTTAACAGCGTCCGGTAATGATCGCCCTGATAGGCGAAAGAAAACTCCTTTTCGGCATTGCGGATATAAACATGATTAAATAACGCTCCGGAGCGCGAGGCCAGCGTGGGGTAAGGGTGCAGGTTTTCCAGTACGGTTGACTTGCCGGTGCCATTGATTCCATCAAGGGCGGTCAGTCCGGATGTTTTTGAGAAATCGATGGTGATTTCATCGGGGCCGGACATATCCCGATTTGGACCCATCTTAATACCAATAAATCCTTTAAGGCGTAGGGTTAATATTTTCATGCTGCCACCTCCTGAACAATTTCCCTAAATTCCAGAAGGTCGGCTTTTTGAAGAATGGATTCGGAAACCGTTTCCCCGCGTAGATCGGCCATTGCCTTAATCTTATCGCGGAGAGAATTAACTTTTAAAACGGCTTCGCTTCGGACGGTTTCGCGGGGAATTCTTATTATGCGAATGTCGGCATCGATGGCGCCAGCATCGAGATAAAGTTGCTTTATTTCTTCCTTGGGGATTAATGCAGCCTCGTCCTGCCATACAGTAAAGTCGCATCGGACAGACGCGCCCTCGCATTCGCTGCTTATAATTTCAGAGGTAAGCTGATAAGCGAAGTCTTCGCATTTCTCTGGTAATGGTGCTTTTGTGTAATCAGCGGAAACGCGGCATAATTTTCTTGTCGGCGTTTCGATAAACCGGGATTCAATCAACTTGTGGCCGTCCAGCGTGTGAATATAAAAGCCCTTTGCTTCTAATTCGCCCCACGTCAACGGATAAAGAGAGCCGGGATAGAACGCGCGTTCGCCTATCTGCTGGGCCTTATGGATATGCCCTAGGCAAATCAGATCGGAACAGGCCAACATCATTGAATCATATCCGATGTCGATATCCTTGCCGGTCATAACCTGGCCGGTCGGGAGGATTGAGCCAGATACGTTCCAGTGCCCTATGAGGATGTGGGGAATGTTGGGATAATCGTGAGCCTGAGCGCCGAAGCCGGCAAATAAGCCGTTCATTGCTTGAGCAATTTCTTCATTCGATTCCGCAATCCCGCTTTCCGTCTGGAAGAACTGTTTTGTTGGGGTGGGTATAAGGGTGATAACCGCGTCCCATTTTGCGCCAAGCCCAGATCGGCTAAAAAATTCATGCTTCTGTAAATATACTTGTTCGGGTTTTGTTGCGACGTGGATATCACAATCACCCCTGATAACTTGAAGGATGTCCGTTGCCGTACCTTCATGACTTGGTGTTCCTGTTATTATAGCTACGGGACAAATATCGGCCAATGCTGAAATTGTCTTAATAACCAGTTTCGCGCTCAAGCTGTCTAATTTAATATCCCTGCTGTCGAAAATATCACCGGCAATAATGGCCACGCTTACTTTTTCCACCAAAGCCGTGGCCACTAACACGCCTAGGCATTTTTCTATTTCTTCAATATCCTTGTCTCTTACATGCCAATCGGCACTTGCAAGTATCTTCATTTTCCGGCCTCCAATGATTTAATAAGGTACGTCTGTATTTGTTTTCTGGTCTTTGTCCGGCAACGATAAAAGATGCTTGAAAAAGTCCGCTCTTTTTTCTTTGCTGAAATCAGTAAGCGCTTTAACACCGGCACGTTTAAGATATCCCGCCATATCGTAACCTTTAGCATTTGCCGCGTTAGTCAGGGCTTTGCACTGGTTAAGCTCGTCGGAGTTCTGGAAATCAATAATGGATGATTCTTCTGCCGTGGGCTGCAATGTTGTGTCAGGAGGTTTCTCTTCCTCTTCAATCGGCGTGATGTCAATCGGTTCATTCTTGCGAATTTCCTGATCAACGGCACCCTGACCATAAATCCCGGTCATTGATTTTATGGAAGCGTCAAGAAATTTATCCCTTACGGCCTTATCTGTGAAATCAGGTTTAAAGACGATCCGCGCCATGACGAAGGGTTGAGATAACTCTTTTGTGGTATAGGTTTGTTTGAGACCCAAAAGCATACGGAGTACGCGATTCATTGCACCTGCTTCGCACAACTTCAATTTGTTTTTCCGTTTCTGTAAAAGATCACGACTGACGCAGAACTCAACGTATTCTTTTTTCTCCTGTTCTGTCGCTGCCCTCTGGCCATTGTCTTTTTTCAGGAATTTCACTTTGCCCTCATAATTAGCCCGTATTTCTTCGGCTAAAACTTCAAAATCCATATCGTACTCAGCTGAGAAAAAGACCGGCTGCCCGTCTGCTTTCTTAATTCCGCCAACGGCTTTGTAAGCGATATAATTTCTGTCGGCGCCATTATCAACACGCTTTGTTTCCGATGGAGACCAGATCACGCCCGCGCAAACTGACAAGCGCATGAGTGCCTGCTTTGTCGGTCTCCATTTCTTGCTTGGACCTTCCTTTTCCTTGTCGTGCTCGTACACGTCGCCGCTGTTAGGATCGGATGAAATAAGCACAGTCTCCAAAATCGGCTGCATATACTCACTAAGCCCTGCAATATGCGTTGATGGCATGAGTAAATTCGCGCCTGCTGTTTTAAACTTTTCCAATGCGGTGGTAATATCTTCCACCTTTTCTTCTGCTGCTGTCATTTCCGGCCTCCTGATTTAAAGTTTATGTATGATTTCTATGATTTTCCTGATCATCTACCCATTTTCTTAATCGATCTATGTTTTCCAAAACTGCCTGAGCCTTTTTCAAGCCCATGATTAAATATTGCGGCTCTCCCTTAAAAGTTCCGGTGTAAATTTGAACAGCCGGATATCCGTGTGAAGTTATTTCGTTAAATGTGTCTGGCATAATTATTCATCCACCGGTTCGTATGTCTGCTCAAAAATATCCGGTTTACAGGGGTAAAATTCACCTTAAACACCCTTGATAATGTAATCGCCGGGAGATGCGTGCAAATCTCCCTCAAGTGTTTTTATTGTAAGGTTATTCGCTTCTGCGTCTGGCTCGATATCTGGAAACATCCAATGTAAAACATCTGTCGCATTTTCCCCGGTATATCGCAGCGCTTCAATAACAACTGGTTTCTTCCTGAATTTTTTCATTTTTTCTCCTTTTTAATTTCCCGGCGTCAGGGGATTTAATGCGCCTATGGACTCATTCAGCGGTTTATTTTCCCCTTGGCCGGAAGTTTTTCTCGGTATTATTTGATATTCCCAAACTCTGAATCCTTCGCGGCGCCTCTTATTTTTTGTCTGCCATCCGTAATCGCTCTTTTCCAAATTGCGTAACTGAGCGGAAAGACTGGCTTGAGGGAAGTGCTTTGTCGGGTATTGCTCTTTCAATATCGCTTCTATTTCCGAAAGCGTCCGCCAGTTCGTATCCTTCATTAAGTGAAACACGGCCCCTATCTGGCTTGTCAGCGGATCGCAGTCTATCAGTGGGTCAATCACACCGCTAAACCTTGATCGTTTTAGATAATCATCAAATGTTAGTTGATGTGTTTCAGCGTTCATTATAATTACCTCATTGCAAATCTGATCATCTGGATTGCTGCGTACAGCCATAAACAACCTACGGCTAACATTCCAAAATATTCAAGGTAGTGATCACCTTTACGCTGCTTAAGGTCGAAGTTGTAAACGAAGAACTTGTCGGCGATCTGACGGTTTATGTGTTGCTCAAATCCTATAATTCCCATAGCCACGCTCCTATTATGAGTACCGTTGCGAAAAGAGAGCCTCCAATCCATATCCCCCACTTCATAATAAAATCTGCTATCACGTCGGGCTTGCCTGGTTTTTGGTAGTTCGTGAGTTCGGTCATAATCTTTGCGTTAATTTTGGCGGGGGCGCTCATTCCCCCGCCTACCTTCAATTAACGTCCTCCTTGTTTATTCTTGATCTTTTACTTTCGGTTCTTCAAGGTTACCGCAGCTTAAATCAACGCTGCCCGCACCAAGATGACCCTTGTCTTGCCCGATTTCGTGTAACGCGTAGACGGCATGCTTTATAACCGCTTCATCAACGCACTTATTTTTCTTAACGCAACCGAAACACTTGGTATTCACTGAATAAGACATTACTCCCTCCTTTCTTTAGATTCTTTATCATCTCTTCTGTAACCCACTAAGCTTCGCCCTTTCTATCCGTGGCTTTCGCCCTCTATCGGCCTGAAAAGGGTAACGGTTATTTTCTAGCCTCCTTTTTAAAATTGGGCTGATTGTTGGAGCAGTCCAGATATTCAATCCCTTCCGGCACAGACAGGCTCGTCAGCTGATTGTTGTAGCAGCACAGAGTTTTGATCCCTTCCGGCACAGACAGGCTCGTCAGCTGATTGTTGTAGCAGCACAGAGTTTTGATCCCTTCCGGCACAGACAGGCTCGTCAGCTGATTGCTGTAGCAGTACAGAGTTTTGATCCCTTCCGGCACAGACAGGCTCGTCAACTGATTGTTGAAGCAGTACAGAGTTTTGATCCCTTCCGGCACAGACAGGCTCGTCAGCTGATTGTTGGAGCAGTCCAGATATCCAATCCCTTCCGGCACAGACAGGCTCGTCAACTGATTGTTGAGGCAGTACAGAGTTTCAATCCCTTCCGGCACAGACAGGCTCGTCAGCTGATTGTTGTAGCAGTACAGAGTTTTGATCCCTTCCGGCACAGACAGGCTCGTCAGCTGATTGCTGTAGCAGTACAGAGTTTTGATCCCTTCCGGCACAGACAGGCTCGTCAACTGATTGTTGAAGCAGTACAGAGTTTTGATCCCTTCCGGCACAGACAGGCTCGTCAGCTGATTGCTGTAGCAGTACAGTCTTTCAATCCCTTCCGGCACAGACAGGCTCGTCAGCTGATTGTTGAGGCAGTACAGAGTTTTGATCCCTTCCGGCACAGACAGGCTCGTCAGCTGATTGTTGGAGCAGTCCAGATATTCAATCCCTTCCGGCACAGACAGGCTCGTCAGCTGATTGTTGTAGCAGTCCAGTCTTTTGACCTTAACTCCCATAACAGGGAGTGTTTTTAAATTAAATCCATCCAGTTTTAATATTTCAATTCCACTTTCCGTAGCGCGGGGGAAAATTGAGCCAAACAGATAATTGTATATGCGGCTGTTAATCGCATCTTTATCATCGGCGTACCAGTTAGGGATGTTTTCCGTCGTCAGTTCCCAATCTGATATTTTTTCGGACAGAAATTTTTCACCGTGAGGATATAACTCAATGATTAACAGTTCGAGATGATCGGTATCTCTAATGTTGTTGTCTTTTTTGATCGTCTCGTGAGAATTATCCGGCGACCAATAGCATTCGTTTTTCGTTGCGACTATGGAAATTCCTTTGCACATTTCCTTCCCCTCCTTGATGTTTGCCCTGTGGGCAATAATTATTTTAATAATCCAACCCCGTATTCTAAAATCTTATTTTGCATTTCTTTTTTTACATCAGCAGCAGCATCAGCAGCAGCATCAGCAGCATAAGCAGCAGCAGCAGCAGCAGCATAAGCAGCATAAGCAGCATAAGCAGCAGCAGCAGCAGCAGCATCAGCAGCATAAGCAGCATAAGCAGCAGCAGCATCAGCAGCATCAGCAGCAGCATCAGCAGCAGCAGCAGCATCAGCATCAGCAGCAGCATCAGCAGCATCAGCAGCAGCATCAGCAGCATCAGCAGCAGCATCAGCAGCATCAGCAGCAGCAGCAGCATCAGCAGCATCAGCAGCATAAACAGCAGCATCAGCAGCATAAGCAGCAGCATCAGCAGCAGCATAAGCAGCAGCAGCAGCAGCAGCATAAGCAGCATAAGCAGCAGCAGCAGCAGCAGCATAAGCAGCATAAGCAGCAGCAGCAGCATTTTTATTTTCCAATGATTTGTCTTTAAGATAGTTTTTTGCTGCTTCTATGGCTTTGCGGGGTCGGTCATCATCAGGATATTTTTTTTCGTAAATATCAATAACTTGTTCGGCTGCGAAAATAGCGTACTGTACTTTTTGTTCGTGGGTCATAAATCGGACAATTAACCAATTCGCCCAAT